TACTGGCTTGATGGCCGGTCGTGTAAGACAGTCAGCTCGATATCTTGGAATGAAAGGCGGTATGCTTACCAATGCATCTAAATTTGCGAAAGCAAATAAGCGATCGGACTGGGCTCAGGCCGGGTTGGATGTGCCCGTATTTTCAAGATGGCAAAGAGCGTACGATGCGGTTGGGCCCGAAATGGGCGTTCAGATTGCGGGTGGTGCTGGAGGAGAATATCTTAGTCAGCTTATTTCAAGAGATCCTGGTGAAGCGATTGATCACGATGCCGCGATGGCGGAAGGTGTGGTCGAGGTGTTCAGTCCATTTGGTATGTACGGTACTCTTAAGGATACCTTTAGCGGGGCGAGTGCGGAGAAAACAGATTTTAGTAAAGCGACTCCAACCTATTCGAAACCCGAACCTTTAGAAATAAATGGTCAGGTTATTGGGCAAAAGGGTACAGTTACCCGTGCCGGAATGCAGCAGAACTGGCAGAGCTTCGACAGCTCTGACTCCATGGCCGCATATCTTCAAGAGGTATCCGGAATTCAATTTGATCCAAATAACCCTAAGAGCGAAAGTAATCGTCGGGCTCAATGGATACAGGATTTTACAATGAGGCTTCAGGGAATGAATCCCCAGGCATTTAAAGATTTAAGATTAGTCGTCGCTGAAAGAACTCCCGACAGTGTTGAGCAAGAAGGTTTCTGGGAACATGACCCTGCTTCCGGCGCCCAGACAATATTCTTAAATGCTGAAAAAGTTAAAGCAAATCCGATGCGCGCATTCATGCACGAGTCCGGTCACTTTGCACGGAAACAGATTTTTAAAAATAGCGATCAGTTCTATGAAATGTATGGAAACCTTGGTCAGCAAGCACAGCTTGATTCCTGGGCGGAGTATATTTTAAAAGTTCCAAACATTAAATTTAATCAGATTAAAAGTGAGCAAGATAAACTTCTTGTGAGTGAAACTTTTAGAGAAGCATCCCCAAAACTAAGAGCCGAAGACTGGTTTGCAATGCAGTGGGCTAGAATCCTTGCAGGCAACCCAGCTGATCGAAGTGTAGCAAAACCCCTTGATCAGTTTAATAAGAAATTCATCCGCCCGCTTATGGAGGGTTGGATGGGTTCCGAGGAAAATCTTGGTGCCGATCTTGCCCTGGATGCAGAGGTTCTTGATGCAATGGGCTGGGGGCCGAACGGAACTCGCATGGGAGATACTCTTCCCGCAGATTATGACCGACCTGGAGTAAGAGCGGCCGCATTACCTGAAGGCTTCGAGCAAATGAGCGAAGAGGAGGGTATAAACTGGTTGAATAAAAAGATCAATGAGTACGATCTCGAAGACCGACACCAAATAGCGAGCACCCTTGAAGGAATACTAGGGAAGAAATTCTACACTCCTGAGGTTTCCGCATTTGTTTCTGGCGAAACAATTAGCAAAAAAGAGGCTGCAAAATTTTCCGACCCAAAAGCTGCGAAAAAATACTCGGCTGAAAAAGTAAAACTGGCTAAAGATTACCTAAAAGGCGAAAAACAAGCTAGAAAGTATCTAAAAAGCGGCGACTATAAGCGGGTAAAGGCGGAAGTCCTCGCTGAAGCCGATAAAATGGATTTCACTGTTACTGATGCCGATACCGCTATGACGGTAGGTGCGTCGGAAAGCACCAGAGAGATCGGAGTTCACCCAACCGAAGTAAAACCTAAAAAAACAGGCCCAAAAGGGGCTAATCAAACTTTTGATATTCCGGGCACAAAAACAAAAGAAGTTAGCACGGGGGGTAGGGTTGATGTCTCAAAATACCCAAAAACTAAAGCGGGGGCTCAGGCAAAGAAAGAAGCATGGATTCAGTCTGAGATTAGAAAAAGAACCGATGCGGAGATTTCTAAGACAACCGACACGGCCGCCGTTTCTGAAAAAATCCTGAAGCTTCGTCAAAAGGAGCAAAAGTTTTTACCTAGAGATCTTAAATCCAAAGATAATAAAAAAGTCATATCGGCATTAAAAAAGGTCGAGAAGCTTGTTTCAGATCCCGCCCTGCTTAAAAAAGAAGTTCAATCCGCTGTTAGAAAGCGGGTGAAAGCGATGATGAAAAAAGCGGGCGTTGATTATGACGCTTTAGACAAAGATGTAAAAGTAGAGACCTGGGATAAATTTGTTAAGAGAATCAACTGGCTTGAAGTTGTTGGCGATATAGCAGCATTCGACTCTATGCTGAATGTATCTAGAGCGGGATCATCTCGATGGGGTCTTGAACTAATTGGCGACCTAGGCCGGAAAGCTCCGCCCGAAATAGAGGTCTCAGATTCACTACTAGCTGGAAGGGAAAACCTGGAAGATAGCCGAGCGTATCTAGACACAATTAAAGATGAACTCTCTAAAGAACTCGTCGGTTTAGAGGCCGCTCTCAAAACCGAGAAAAAAGACTGGGGAGGCGAGAAAAAATCTAAAGATAAAACAAAAATTCTTAAGCTGTATCCGGCTAACCCTAACGCTCTTCGTGCGGATAAAAACCCCGACTTCACAAAACAGATCGATTTGAAAAAGGGGAAGGTGGTTAAAGACCGAAAAGGGCTTTATGTGGGGGAGGGCGCAATCTCAAAATACGCAGAAAAACTTGCAAAAAGTAAAAAGGGGAAGAGTAAGGCTGCCAAAATTGTAGATCAAGCTCTTAGACTGCTGGAAAACTCCCAGGTAAAAAATAATAAATATAAGCAGATCGCCCTCCAACCAAAGACCGGCAAGTTTTTCATGCTGGCCGAAGAACTTGGTACTCCGCAAGAACAGCAGGCTGCCATTCCACAAGCTGATGCAAAAGTAATCAACCAGTCTATTACCGCTTCCATAAGTAAATATATTCAGGGATTGGATATGTCCAAGGGATTGAAACCGGCAATAGCGGAACAAAAATTTGCGGAGCGAGCTAAAGACCAAAATTTTCGCAACCTACATGCAGGATTTTTCAGAAGCCGAGGATGGAAGGAAACTTTTATCAAGGTATTTTTTGAAACTATGTCTTTCGGCCCAAACGGAAAGGTTCTTCGACCAGGCGAATTAATGAAGCTAGTCGAAAAAGGTAGTTTGGCAGAAATAAGTGCTAAAGACCGTCAGGCAAGTAACACGGTTCGTCAGGAAATGGTTACAAAATTCAATAAAAATTTATCAAAATTATTGAAAGCCTCCAAGCCTGAAGGAGGTGACGGAAAGAAGAAGTCTCAACCCGACAATACAACTTTGACCTCTATGCAGAAAGAATGGCTGGCCACGGTCGAAGGCCTCAAGTCTACACATAAAAGGAGGTATCAAGCAGATATAACTCCCGCCCAGTTAAAAAAGAAACTCGTAAGCGTGATGGCCGCGGGGGATAAGATGAAATCCCTCACTAATGCTTCACCGGAAAGACTAGCCGCTCTTAAGAAAAGGATAAACTTACTCGAAGAGCTTGAGATGCTGTACGCTCCGGAAAACCACCGTATCGATTGGGGGAGTACAGAAGTTCAAACCGGGATGTATAAAGGGATACGATTTAAGTATGGCGATGAACTGGTTGTACCCACTCTCGCGCAAATCTCCTCTCTTTCTACACCCACAAAAACCTACAATGCGAAAGGCCAGGCTAAAGGCGAAATTCTTAACCCGCAATCCACTTTAGCAAAGCTTTACACAGAGTTTGATTTATCGAAACAGAAAAAACCAGACGAACCCCATAAGGCTTTTAACTACTTAACTCCGAGGCAGTATCGACTCAGGCTTGCGGCTGCACTAGCTTCCGGAAAAACTGCCAACAAAGGTAAGACGAGAAAGACAAATCTTCAGGGAGATGACATTATTTCTTACTCACCCGACCAGGGAACACCTATCCTTCAACTCCTAGCCCGCCAGGTTTTCGAACTGAATAAGAGTGGACTGGAAGGAAAAGATCGAGCTCGCATGGATGCCGGCGAAGCTATTAGCCCCGAAGAAGCAATCCTTGCTGATGTTGTAAATGCACAGAACATGCTAGGTTCTCCCCAAACCAGAAATCAGCTACGCATAATGTGGTTGATGTATAACCGGGCATTGGACTACAAGGCCGCCCTTGATGATCTTATAGATAATGGCCCGAAGCCAAAACAGTCCAAAGAACATTGGGAAGAAAAAATTAAAGAGTACCAGGATGCAATAGCGGATCTACTAACTAACGAATTTGCACCCGGAGTTGATACCGAAGATGTCAGAATTCGAGAGCTGGATATTAAAAATAAGGATCATCTCAGAATACTTAAAGATAGATACAATAAGTATGCCGCACAGTTTGAACAAAAAGCGGAGGCAAAAGAGTTCTTACCCGATGACTCAAACAAAGAGATCAAGCCGCCTAAATACGATCCCGTCAAAAAAGTCTACAAGGATGTTTCAACCAAAGAAAAGCCGACCCCAATGACTTTTAAAGAGTGGTTGGATGTAACTGAAACAAGAAGGGTTCGTGAAGACGGAGAATGGGTATCAAAAGAGTATAGAACGAATAGAATTGATATGGTTACCTCAGGGCTCATAGCGCCGGCCGGACAGACTGAACAACCCTCCGAAGTCACGCCTAAAGAGCCTCAGGGCGGTACGCTTTATTCGGGAGCACTGAGTGAATATGAGTTTAGCCACACAAGAGCAAAAGCTATCGATGATATTCATGCGGGTTGGAAAGATCAGCTAGAAAAAGCTGAGCTACTGACCTGGTCAGGTGGAGTTAGCAATTACCGGGATATTCTTAACTCTGTTGGTAATGAAGCAGCCGAGAATAAATTTATAGCTAAACTTTTAAAGGATCGGTATACCCAGGAAACGGGCGAAAAAATTAAGGATGAAAAAGGCAGCTACGATGCCTTCAATAAGTGGAAAAATAAGAACGGCTATAAAGCAATCCCTCGAAGTAGTAAAAAGCTGGAAAACTTACAGGCACGAAGAAGAAAAGGTTGGCGGGATAAAGAGTACACTAAGCGTGGCGACACCGACAGCATTGATCAACAAATTCGCGACGAACGCGAAGAGATCCGTAAAGATGCCGTAAAAATAAGAACCAAGATTTTTAACGATTATAAAGCTCTCCTTGATGAAAAACGAAAGGACGATATTGAAAACGGAGCCGGCAAAAAGAAATCTAAAAAATTCAATAAGCTCATATTAAAACGCTTAGAAGATGAATTTGTAGAGCAAAAACCTGAGTACTACTCTAATGGTGCTATTACTTACCACAGCCCCTTCAGGTTGCGCGACAGTTCCGCGAAAAGATCACGCCGCACCCGGGAATTCCCAACTTTCCGTAGTGAGGGTTATGAGTATGTAAGCGATCGCGAGGCCGTGGAGGATGGTGAAGTGATCGTAGAAATGTTTAATGATGTTCACGGTGATTTCAAAAGAAAGAAAGTAGATAAGACTTATAATCTTCTTAAGATGTACCTTAAGGAATCTCGTGAGATTTTTGGAGCCCTCAAAAAAGAAACTATAACTAATGATGACGGAACCACGACTGAGGTTGCAGTTGCCGATGGAAAAGTTTTTGAGATTCCAGATAAAGTAAAAGAGGGTCTTGGAGAGGGAGCAAAGTCCTGGAATAAAGCATTTAGAGATCGAGAGCAGTTAAATGCTAGTTTTATGAGGGCCTTTGTTGTTCACGGCGATACAGTCGAATTTACAGGGTTTATTTCTGAGGATAAGAATATCGATATAAAAGCTCGATATGACGGATTTAAAGAGCAGTGGGTCGATGAAACGGGTGATGTATTAAGCGAAGAACTTGGGTACGAGGAGTATACGATCGTTGGAACCGATGAGAAAATGAAGGTTTACAATGTGCCGAGTCTTCAGAATCAAGCGATTGAAGCATTTGCTGAAAGCGAAGACAAGAGGGGTACGGATTTCGCCAATCTGACCAACGGTGAAAATCACATAACCGCTACTCGCCTCGCACAAAGTATTTTTAAAGACGGCCCCGAATCAATCAAATGGTTCGCTAACAGTCAGGCTCGCGAAGCTGGTGGTGATAGTGCTCGGGAAATACCTGGAGCTCAATTTGCACCATATCTTATGTCTCGGGTTATGCACCCGCTTCTTAAAAAGATATTTGCTGATCTCAATGTCAATCTTAGCGCCTTAGTGCCTAAAAGCAGAAAAGATGATCCGGAAATAACTTTCGGAGAGCTGCTTGAAAAGCTGAACCTTCGACCAAATAAATCGAAGAAGGAGGAGGAGCCCGTTACCGAAAAATTCGAATCTGAACCGGTCACTCCAACAAGAGCCGTTCTTAGCGGCCAGGGTCAATCGGAGTTTATTAAAAACTGGCTGACCTCTAATCTAGATAAATACTCAGGAGAAAAAGGAGAGAAGAGATTCATCGGTGAAAATCACGATCGCGTTGGGGAAGTTACCAAAGAAGCTACGCTAACGAAAAAAGCGGAGAAAATTACTGATAGGGACATTGATCTCGAAAACGCAGTCTTAGCTGACGCAGTTGTCTATTTTAAGGTAAATGAAAAAAATACCCGATGGGAGAGTATGAAAGGCTATCTCGATACGGAGCGTATTCTAGAGATCGATTTAACCAAAGACATAGACCCGAAAAAAGTTAAGAACCAGATTAAGCGAAATTTCGGGGATCTCCCGAAAAAATCAAAACTGAATCTGTTCTATTTTACGCTCGGAAAATCAGAGGATAAAAATGAGAAGATAGCAGAAGTTCTTAATGTTTTGCACAAGGGAGAGCCTGCCAAGAAGAAAGCTGAAAAAGAAGAGCCAAAGGTCGAAAGTCAAGAGCCGAAGGTCGAGACCAAAAAGGAAAAAGCGGCTCGTGAACTAAAAGAAGAGAGACGCTGGTTTGAAGACAGTGACCTATGGGGTGACCCATACATGAACTTCAGCCAGTGGTCAAAAAGCGTTGAGCAATTAGTTGAACCTGTATTAACCGCGGTACTTAATGCACGCAGAATGGATATCTTCGATCAAAAGAAAAAAGAAGATAAAAACCAGCAAGTTTTACAGCGTGAAATTAGAGAAGGAGACACCGTTTCATTTTTTGGTAAAGAGGGCGCTGCACCAACTGAAGATGCACCGACCGAAGACCAAGAGTCAAATATGGGGGGAGATGCACCATCTCAACCCTTTTCTGATGATGATAAAAGCCGATCAAGCGAGTCTAAAGACCCCGCAAAAAGAACAGAGAATTTCAAACCTGATGAACAACAGGTAGATCCAAATCTTAAGAGTTTAAACAAATTCATGGTCGAGAAAACTCGCGAGCGTGACATCCAAACCCGTCGCGCTCGAATACAAGGCCCAATTGGTCAAGCCGTTGCCGTAGGTGAAGGGGTGCTAGAATTTTTGGGTGAAGATATAGATACTCTTAAAAGACGCCTGCGCCTTAAAACCGGTTTAACTGCCTCCGAAATTAAAAACCTCAACCCTAATATAGTTCTTGGTCTAACCTTAAGCCGATTTGAAACTTCTATTGTAGATGAGGATATTTTTGATGCCTGGCCGGATGGTATAACCCCTCCGCCAGCTCTCCCAATGTGGGATCCTGAAATATCAGCGGATAATATAAAAGAAATAGATACTTGGCTGAAGGGTATGGATTCGCACAAGGATAAAGCGCTGGGGGTTTACTGGAAGTACTTGAAAGATAATTTTGGGAAGGAAGGAGAACTCAAAGATTTTAAAGGCTATCAGAAAAAAGTTTCAAAGAAAATAAAGGAGCTTGAAGAGAGCTACATAAACCCAAAAAAAGGAGAAACCGGAGTAGAGAAGTTTCAAAAAGACACCTCGACCTCCGATTGGGATCCATCAAAAGATCCTGGTGAAGCTTTTCAGAGTGGAGCGAGCTACAGCCTCAAAAACCAGAAAAGAATCTCCTCACTTAGAAAAATATTCGAGACGGTTAAAGACCGAAAGAGCTGGGTTGAGCTAGGCAAAGAACAACCTTTTATACCTAAATTTAACGGGGAGAAATACCTCGGTGCTGGAGGAGTTCGAGATCAACTTACATTAGACTATGTAGACAAATTTAGACCAATTAAAAATCTGTTCTACGATGTCAAAAGGCATCTTGGAGATAACATGGAAAAAGGTAGTGCTGTCTATGACTCCTTAAACACATGGGGTAAAATTCACACCTATCTCGGCATTGGTCATACAGATTTAGAGCAAGCCCGTCTCAAGTACCGCGAACCTATAGCTGAAGCGATGAGAGAGACTGGGGTTGCTCCAAAGGATGTAGGGCAATACCTCCAAGCTCGTATGGCTCCGAACAGAAATATTCACCATAGAAAACAGACTGAAGACCAAATCCTAGAACTCGAAAACGAAAAAGATTTAGATAAGAAAGCGGAGAGAATGGAGTTGCTCCAGGAGCGTTTAAAAAATGACAAGCCTTCCGCTATAGGAACCAAAGAGGCGATCAAAATGGTTAAATTTTTAGAGAGCGATGAAGAAGGGAACATATCAGCTTTTTTAAATCACCCCAATAACCCTCTCCAACTATTCTATGAACAGCAAGCTGCTGACCTTCAAAATCGAGTCGAGAGTGAGCTTATCGACCCTGAAGAGCAATCCCGAATGACTGCGGCGGCATCCTATTTTGATTGGTCAAAAAACGGCTCAAAATTCAAATTTGTAGGTGCAGACGGTAAAAAATCAAACTACTCGTACGCACCCATGCAAGGATTTGAGGGTGAGTTCCAGTCGATGGTCGACGCTGAAAAGGCGTGGGAGCTTTTAGGTCAAGGTACAAAATCCGCAGGTAAAGGTTTTGATCAGCCAAAATATAAATTTATGTATGACGGGGCCTTCGGTCGCTACGGAACAACTGAAAAGGACGGTAAGATGGGAGTGCTTGGGCCGGATCCAGAAATTGCGTTGGGTGTATCTGAGCAGCAATTTACTGAGGGGTCGATTAGAAGTAATAAGAATACGGTCTCCCAGTCTTTTGCTCAGCTTCATGATGTGATGAGGCGAATCGCTTACGGGGTCGAGGAGGAAGTAGACACTCCGAGTGAATTTAACGGACTGAAATTGGATGAGTTGCATAAGGATGAAAATATCAGGGACAGCGTTAAAAAAGAGTACGACAAATATTTTAAGACCTATGTCCAGAAAGTCCCTAAAACCGAATATGTGTGGGAAGATATTGCTCCCGAGGATGAAGAGGGGACTCAGTCGGACCGGTTAAAAATTTCAGTTAAAACAATTAGCAACGCCTTTAAAGACGACCCACATGTATTTGTGTACAGAAAAGGGGGTATTCCGCACTACATTCAGTTTCAAGAAAATGTGCACGGTAAAATGATGGCAGCTTCCCTTAAAAACATGCGCTACGAGGCAATGCCTGAACTACTAAAAGTAGTGGGTGAGGGAACTCGGTTCATGTCCCAGGTATTCACATCGAAAAACCCATACTTCATAGTCCCCAACTTTATAAAAGATTACGGCGCCGCGGCGATCAACCTATCAGAAGATGACAAAAGAGCGTTGGTAAAAGATGCACTATCACCAGCCAACATTAAAAAATTCGGTCAAGCTCTCTTTAAAGCCGAGCGAGTCATACAAGGAGACAGAAAAAGTCCAGTCGATGTCGATGCCATTAAGAAAATGGATGCCCAAGAGATTTTGGCTCGAGGGGATGCGGTAGAAATGTACATGTACATGAAGCAAAAAGGTGGTCTAGTGGGGTACTTTAATGCAAAGAGTGTACCTAAATTAGTTGAGGATATGCTCAAGGACTCAGATCTTAAGAGTGAATCCTTTTTAAGAAGAAAATGGAGAGCGACTGCGGCTTATGTTAATGCGCTAAACTCAATAGCAGAAAATAGTATTCGTGTAAGCACATTCTGGGCTGCAATTAAAGATGGAAGAAGCACTCAGGAGGCTGCGCTTATATCTCGTAATGTCACAGTCGATTTCAATCAGGGTGGAAATAAATCGAATGCGATGAATTCGGTCTACATGTTCTTCAGAGCCGCGGTTAACGGTATTGACCGATCGTATAGAACCTTAAAACACAGAACTCTCGCCCAACGATGGATGTTAGTCGGACAGATTGTCGGAGCGTCTTACGCGATCGGGGTAATAAATCGACTGATTGATGACGACGAAGATGAAGAAACTGAACCGGTCTACGATCAACTTTCCGCTCATCAACGCCATCGTAAAGTTGTTATACCTTTCCCCAAGTGGTTAGCCGAGTCGCTGGGTATGGAGAAAAAAGCCAGACTCACGATGATCGATATCCCTCTTGGATTACCTGCTGGATTATGGGGCGCGGGTCAGTCTCTTGCTGATCTCACCGCATACTACGGATTCGGTCGGGGTGGGGCAGGTCTATTGGAAACAGCCGGCAACTTAACGCAAGATATAACCGATGTAGTGAATCCGCTAGGCTCAGGGAGTTTCTTGAATTTACTAACTCCCTCCCTCGCAACCCCATTTATGGAGCTCGAATCCAATAAAGATTTTATGGGCCGCAAGATTGTGTACGATCAAGAACAGTTTGGAGGTACAAAAACACCTCCTCATGAACGCGACCCCAAAAGAACACCTTGGTTTTTTAACTGGTTTTCCGAGCAGATAAATAAAGCGGGAGGGGGATCCGATGCATCGGTTGGGTCTTTGCGGGGAGCACTAGGTCAGAATCCTTTGGAATTTAGTGAGGAGGAAGATTGGAAGTGGGATTGGAGCGGCAATCAAATTAGACATCTACTTTTTGGATTTCTCGGGGGCCCAATTAGGACTGTGGAAGACACATTCATAACAATGGACGCACTGTTTGATTCCAATAAAGAAGTAGATCTTCGAAGCGTTCCTGTAGTATCCAGATTTGTACGAAACTTCACCTACGGGGGTAACACCAGGAATAAACTGTACAACTTAAAAGAGGCCGTAGGACAGGCCGAGCAATTAGTTAAAGACGCACCCGCAATGGCAAAACCAGAGGCTAAGAAGTTTAACGCGAAACTACTGAGCTTTTCATCAGACATTGCACACTACGATCGCACCAGACAGCGTTATCGCGATCAAAAAAATAAGATCGAAGCCTCTAGTCGGATTGAACACCTGAAGTTACAACTGATTGCCGAACTAGAGGCTAAAGAATTAGAATTGATGACGAAGATTATTAATCGTGCGCAAAAAGCCGGTCTATCCGTATAATGAAAGAAACTAATTTACGCCTTACAAAAAAACAGGAGGAGAAACTTGTTAAATACGCACTAGAGCGTGTTGAGCAGTTAAAAGAGGATAATAGGGAACGCATTGAGAACGATAAGATTTCGTGGAAAATGTATCACAACGATCGCACAGATCGGGTAGGGTACGACGGAATATTTAATCACTCTAATTTATCCGTCCCAATGACCTCACTGATTGTCGATCACTTCATGGCGAGAGCTGAGGACGAGATAACGGGAACCTCCCCATACTTCAAATTCGAGGCTCAGGGAGCTGGCGATATTGATATGGCTGAGACCTACGATAAATATTTTAACTGGAAGATCGAGGACCGCGGAAACACTAGAGAGAGATTAGAAGAATCATATCTCCACCTATTTATCCAACGAGCTTTAGTCCTGAAGGCTGTGTACGAAGAAGATGTTTCTACCTGGTACGACTACGAAAGGAATGGTCTCTTCAATCTACAGACCCAGGAGTTTGAACAGATCCCAGGAGAAGGCCCAATCATTGAAGGCGAAGCAGAGTTTATACCTGAGCTAAATCCAATGACCGGAGAGTCAGAACTTCGACTATCATCCGACCCCACATTCCAAATGGTTCCGGGTATGCACGAATTCCAACCGCTGCCGGAAGGAGTCCCAACTCAACAGGTGAAGTACAAAGGTCCAAGGTCGGAGGTCGTAGACTCAGATCGTTTTCTATGCCCCTCTGATGCAGAATCAATTCACGATGCCGATATCATTGTTGAACTATATGACAAGGATTTGAATTGGGCGAGAGACATGTTCCTTGAGCGTGAATGGTTAAGCTACGGCGATTTCTATAACATGATTAACAAGGACGCTAATCCAAGAAGTCCGATTGAAAAGAACGAGGAGAGAACAGAAAATCTTGATTTTGATTCTGATGAAAATCCAAGCATTCAGGTTCTTGAATGTTGGATTAAGCGAGATGTCCTGGGAACAGGAAGCCCTCAAGAATTCTGCATCTTCATTGATCCCGAAACAGAGAAACCAATTTTTTACGAATATGTAGCAAAGCTTACCCCCGACAACTGCGTTCCTTACACCGCCGTCTCTATCGGAAAGGAAAGAAACCGGTGGTCAGGTCGCAGTTTACCTGAGCGAGTTCGAAGCTTTCAGGAATATGTAGATAAACAATTCAATTCCCAGAGCTATCGCAATGAGCTCGCTGCTAATCCGATCATTGGTGTTAACCCGCAGGCCGTGGAAGATGAGCCTGAGGATGTAGAATTGCACGCGGGTAAGATTTTCGAATTGAAGGATCAGTATACAATAGATGACTTCATGACTTTTGCGGCCGTACCTAATGTTGATATCCGAACCCAGGATCTGATTGATTTTGTATTTGGTATCGTCCAGCTCTGGTTAGGCGTTTCTAATATGGCACAGGGTGATTATCAGGCATTGGCTCCCGCTAATACAGCGACTGGAGTGGAAGCAACATTAAGAGAGGCTTCTAAGATTGGTCGTCGATGGATGCGTAGAATTGTCCGTGGATTTGAAGAGCATTTAACCAAGCTCGTTCAGGTTGCTATGGCGACTACCGATGAGGAAGAAGTATTTGAATATATGGAGGGCGATGTCAGTGCCTTTGGTCTTATGACCCCGGAAGCCATTAAAGATATCGGAATCAATGTTCGAGTTGTTTTGTCGCAAGACCAAGGTCAAAGGGCGATAGAAAAAGCCAATCTTGCTCTTCAGACCCAGGAAAGATATTTCCAATCACCACCCGAAATGCGTCCTTTCATGCGTCCTATGCTCAAGCGTATTCTTGATGCCATGGGATTTGAAAAGACCGACGAATTGCTTCCATCAGAGGCTCCGCCCGATCCTAAGACTGAGGCTGAGATTGCTAAGATGCTTGGGGATAATGCTGCCCAGGGAGAAAGTCCTCAACCAACCGATGGCGTTCAAGCGGCTGCGGCTGGTATGGGTAATAGCAATCCACAGGGTATGAATCAATATCAAGCATGACGCGAAAGTATAGAAATTTAAAAGGTAGTCTTCAGCCGAAGCGGATCCTTAAATACTCGGAAGAGTGGATCCAGTATCGTAAACTTCGTGGTGCCGATTCGGTGAAAGTTGAACACTGTGATATAGATGACGACGGCCATTTGGATTCAATTGTCCGTGCGTGGAGGAGCCCGGCTTTAAAAAAAATACAGATCTGCGACTACCTCCCCGGTTTAGGTCCGACTAATGTGGTAGTCAGCTTCGCAGAACCTCAGACTGGTCCCGCACAGCTTGTTGCAGAATCACTAACTCCCACAACTGGCCCGGATAATGTACAAGTCAATCCAGCGGGCCCCCTAACTGGCCCCACCGCTTTAAATGCAGCGGCAGTTCTTAACGCTCCCGCAGCTGGCCCGTCCTCTTTAAATGCAACTTCCGTCTTCAATATATTGTTAATCTTCCCTCCAAACGACCGACCTACAGTTACGTTCTCGGATGGCGCAAGATTGATAGGAGATTCTGCCGGTATCTTTAATTACAGCTTTAACACGACTCCAGGAACTATAACTCTGACGGCAGTTCCAGTTGCGGGTATGGCGTTTTCGCACTGGTCAGGAATTCAGACAGCTCGAATAATAGGAGGCGGTACTCTAAATTCAAATCCAATAAGTTTTGAAGTCACGGAGGCAGACGCAAACACCCAGGCATTACCGAATCTTCTTCAAACGATCGCAAATTACGTATAAAAATGAAAAACTTAAAGATAACATGGGATAACCCCGCAAGCACTAGCGGCATTGATGAGCTTCATGTGTACCGTAAATCTGGGGATCACACAGTAAATACTGATTACGACCTTTTCAGATCTGGGGCGACCTTAGTGGCCAATGTTAGCACCAATGTTGAATACTATGTGGATGCACAGGTACCCGTAGGATCCTATACATACGGAGTTTTTTCGCACAACTCTAGCGGCTACGGCCCCGGAGATTTGGCGAACACCGTATTTGATGTCAGCCCCGATTTCCCAATCGTAAGCATCAGCTCAACAGTCGGATTTAGAGACTATACATCTTTAGTTTTCGACCACACTCTTACGCGCCAAGATGGAACCGACATGGATGAAAGTTTAGCTGGTGTGCAGTATGAGTTTAAAATAGCTACTGATAATCAGATGGTTAATGTTGTTGATACGATAACCAAAGCTTCGCTAGTGAACGGTGCGGATAGTGGCCTGAGTTACATTTCGAGAGAGCCCTTTACCAATCTTACACCTAATACAACCTACTTTTCCCAGCTTACTATCACAGGTGCGCATCAAGGCCAGTCCAGCATTGTAGAATCTGCAACGAACCCATGCGCCGGATTTAACGCCACCCGCACTTCGGATGGTGACGGCACCCACACAATTGATATTACGACCACACCTGGGGCGACCGTTACGCTAACCGAAGAGCTTGTGTCACCGGGATTACGCGGTCACATGAGACCCGTGCTAAACGATGAGTTTGGGAATCTTTTTATCGGTATCGCGGAAGGGAGTTTCCGCGGGGATGGAGATAACGGGGGTAAACTTGTTTTGGATGGTGGGATGCCGAAATTTGCTTCGTATGTTCCAGATGAAATCCCTTACAATAGCTACGGAGGTAATTTGTGGTGGGCGCCAAACCCAGCAAGTGCTCACGCCGCCGGCGGTGATGCTATATGGACTACAGCAATGAGAGATTTCTTGCAGGGAGGTGGCGACATATATGATGGCACGGTACCCGGACAAGCCGCTTATTTATTGAATGTATTTAATTTCACTAAGCGGATAGACAACCCCACTAATAAAATTCTTTTTATCAATGACTACAAGGATGGTGCAACCGGTGCATCCGCGGCCAGACATGAGTATTACGGTGCGGCTAAATTTGTAAGTGTGTTTAAGGATGTCGCGGAATATGGAGGTTTTACTCTCGAACAATTAGATGATACGATAGACCAGACGACTTTTTTATACGATCATAGCGATGCTCTGTTAAATAAATATAGCACCGCGGCTGATTGGCTTACCTTTTTGAACGGTTACGATCTGGTTGTATATGTGGGAATTGAAGGGCCAAACCCAAGCGTCTGGAACGGTGGTACGGGTAAGTATTTAACCCAAGCCTTTATAGACGGTATGTTAGATTTCTACGATGGCGGCGGAGGTTTGTTTGCAACAACAGATCACGAGAACTTCACCCAAGGGAGCGTCAATCAACTCGTTTACAATTACGGTGTTCAGTTTACAGGTAATATAGATCGTACATCTGGAGATGCTGCTTATAAAGTATCGAATATTCTCTCGCAAAATGATTATGTGCAATACGGGTCACACCCACTATTTAACAACTTAGACCCAGAGAGTTTTCTATTCGCATCAACTAGTGAAGGCATGATTGCTTATAACTCGGGTCAGTTCCCAGCCGCTCCTCAAGTATCAAGGACTTCTGAGTTTACCGCGGATGCAAACGGTTCCGTAAGTGTTGGAGCTCATGTTTCCGGTAATGCTATCGAGAATCGTAAACTGATAATCAGTACAAGTAATGGGTGTGGAACCACCCTCGACGCAATATAATCTATGACCGACCTAGTAGTATTCGACCAGCTCGCTGACATTAAAAAATTAACGACCGATGAAGCTTTTATCCATCTTGAAAAACGCTTTCAAAAAGAACGCGCCCGATACCTCAGTAAAATGCTCGACCGGGATACGACCCCGGAAGAAACTATTCAGACAAAGTCAATCATTAACGCGCTTGAAAGCTTATCGCCAATGGCTCTTGCTGAAAAAGTCCTCAAGATCGAGGTGAAGAACCGTAAAGTTGCACACCCCGAGCTCTTTCGAGTGAAGAGGGACGCAACCGGTTGAAGAAAGTATTCCGTATTTTAATAATATACCCATGGCAAAAGATATAGATTTAACTTGGACGGCTCCCGTGAGCACTGGAGATATAGACACACTCGAGATTTTTCAGAAATCGGGTGACCATACGACGGAAACGGATATGGCTGTTTTTAGAACAGGCGCTACTTCGGTTGCCACTCCAGCAAAAACCGCAACAACCCACACTCACACTGGGGTTGCGCAGGGTACATATACCTACGGGATATTTTCTAAAAATCAAGGCGGTTACGGTCCCGGAGATTTAATAGATACAGCTCTCGTTGTTGTATAATTTTAGCTATGCCCCTAAATACGACATGGGGTACTGAGTCTAGAACCCGCGACCCTCTACACCTGACCTCCGCCCCAAGGCCGGTGGTCTTGGATGCTAATCGAATAACCGATAGCCATCGTGATTTCGTATGCGACGATCCGACAAAAACAGGGGTATTCAATTTAGATTGCGGAGCTCCTCCGCCTCCTCCGCCTCCTCCTCCGACCACTGGCCCAAGCTCTTTGGGCGCAAGCGTCAATGCTCCAGCCACTGGCCCAGGGTCGATGGTCGCAAGCGTTGCTCCTCCAGTCGCAGGTCCAGGGTCGTTGGATGCTGTCGAAGTACCCCCCTTCAATATATCTCCATATATTGGAACCGCGTATGATACGGATTCGGAAATTCTTGCGCTACAACCGACTGCCCCGGACGGGCTTGTTGCCTACAATCAGACAGACCAAAGATTGTGGATCTGGGTCTCCTCTCAAGCTGTGTGGCACAAATTTCAGATTCCGTTAGACATGAATATCGCCCCTATTGAAGACAATCAGATTTTCGTAAATTCGGGACCGATTAACAACGATAACATCAAATTTGCCGAGGATGTAAACCACCTATTTATCCACGACGGAACAGACTGGCACAGATTTAAAGAGGAATAACATGAGCGACTTAAGAGTATTAACAACTGCGGATATCAACAACTTAACCCCCTTGACGGGTGATGTGGTTGTTGATTCCGATCTCAATGCGGTCAAACTTTATGACGGTACCGATTGGAAAATTTTTAATGCAGACTCTCTGGGGGTGCCATTCGGAAACCGCTGGGGCGTAGATTTTAATGGTGGTAAACTGTCGGTCGCTAGCACTACTGATTTTGCTTTTGGGACTACCGGTTTTACAATCAGCATGTGGTTCATTCACGATAATACCGATCAAGCACTTTTTGATTTCAGAGGCCCCAGCGCAACTCCAATGGTATGGCTAACTAGCAGCTCTATTAAATATTATGCTAATAGCGGCTACCGAATTACTGGAAGCTACACTTATCAAGTAAATACATGGAGGCATTTAGTTATCCATAATGACGGTTCAGGCACAACCAGTATGTACTTAGATAATTTAAATACCCCTCTCGGTACATTTTCAGACTCAATAAGTTATGTTCAAGCTCCTTTAACTATTGCGACTTATGGAGCAAATGCAGGTGGGGGTAGTAATAAAATAGACGAGTTTTCTGTTTTTAATTCTACTTCTTCTTTAAGCAGCCTAGCTGACTTAGTAAGCGGAGGTAAACCCGCAGATCTCGATTCGTACGACCCCGTTGCTTGGTACCGCATGGGAGACGATTCAAATGATTCAGCAACCTCAGGCGGAAGTATCGCAACCATAACCGATTCAAGCGGAAACGGAAATGATGCAACCCAGGGAACTGCAAGCCTTCAGCCTACATTCTCTGACCTAACCGGCGAAACGATTTACATATAACCTTAAAATCTCATGGCAACTATAGACATAATCGCAGACAGAAGCACCGGAACCGCTGTAGCGGGTAAAGCGTATTTCGAAACCTCGACGAATCAATTCATAGTATATACAGGCACCGCATGGATCAATATTGACTCCGATGGCACTGGCGCGTTCTTCGAAAACCTCTGGGGCGCGGGCTTTGACGGCAATAATGATTGTCTTGCAACTTACGATCTGCAAAAAGGCGGTTCTTCTGCTTTTACATCGAGCACCGATGATGTATCTATGAGCGGCTGGGTTAAGCTGAACAGTTTTCTTAATGACGCGGGTTTATTTGGATTCGGCAGAACTCAAAATGGGGCTGCGATGAATAGCGGCTCGGTGGCAAATATTGCCACCTACACCAACGGTTCGATTTATATGCACATTAACGGCAGTGCATTTAACGTCCCGGGCACTCTCAATACTGGTGAGTGGTATCATATTGCTTTCACTCACAACAGCACTTCTGGCGCGGGAATAGTATATCTAAACGGAAACCAAGTTCATACATACACTAAGGTTGGCAATGGTTATCACACAAATTTAAGCGCATATATAGGCGTTGGTCGTTGGGCTTATGCATTCTCCGATGCAGATATTGATGATGTAGCTATTTGGAATTCAGTTCTATCCCCATCCGACATCACAAGTATATACAACAGCGGAGTACCGAGTGACCTCGCTCCGTTAAACCCTGTAGGTTATTGGAGAATGGGAGACCATTCAAACGATTCAGCAACTTCAAGCGGAAACATTGCAACCATAACTGATTCAAGCGGAAATGGGAATGATGCGATTCAGGCAACTGCAAGCAAGCAGCCTTCATTCGCGGCGCTTGACCCTCTCAGCCGAAACTATTTACAATTTGATGGTTCATATCAGTACTTAAAGGGTACCCCGACTAGTAGTACAGATGTATACGGGGTTTCCGCATTTGTATTCCTCGATTCCGATATAACTCCTACTACTAGTCCGGCAGTTATATCTTCGGTATCCAACAATGCGATATTCGGACTTGGCGGCGATATTGCCGGCGCAGTACCCAATGAAATAATTATAGTTTATCCAGCGGCGGCTTATGCATACGCCGATCCGAACGGGTCAATACCAAGAGGGTGGCATCATTTGATGATGGCTTGGTCACCAACTTCTCAAACTAATTCGGGTAGCCCGGGTTATGATATATATTTGGATGGTAATATTGTTGGGAATGTGATTAACACTCAGTGGGGGTCGCCGGGTTTAATTACAATGGCGAGCAACATGCCATTCTATCTTGGCTCAAGAGGAGGTGGTGCGTATATGTGGTCCGGCTTAGTAGACGAGGTCGCAGTGTTCGGTACTCAGCTCACTTCATCCGACATTACCTCGATTTACAACAACGGTGTTCCCGGGGATATAAGTGCATTAAATCCAGCCGCGTGGTGGCGAATGGGTGATGACGATTCTTTTGTCCCAGGCGGTGTCGTATCTCAGGTAACAGACCATTCCGGAAACGGAATACACCTAGAGCAAATCACGAATTATATGAAACCGATCGCGGGGGCATCTAATTCAATATATAAAGAATCTTAACCTTAAATACTATGGCAACTAAATATAAATTACTTAGCACTCCTGCGGAGTTTGACGCGAAAGAAGCAGAGATGAAAACTTTGCTATCCATTCCTGATAACGCTGGAACAAGCGCCTATGCTGAGTCCCAAATGGTTGATAATCCCGATCACGCGGATTACGGGCTGTTCTTATTCCCGGTTGTAACCGAAGGAAAATGGAAATGCGATCAGCACTTCGACGCAGATGAGATTGTTGACTATGACCCTGACTGGATAAAACAAGAATCGCCTGAAAACGATGGGTGACATAAAAGTCTATAACGATGCGGGGTTAGAAGATACCCCTGAAACAGTAACCAGCTATAATGGCGAGGTTGCGAGAGTTTCTACTTTTATAGAAAATTTACAACAGCTCACGGATGCCGTTACCGAAAATACGCAAACCGTTCAAGGTATAACCTCGGGCGCGAGCTCCTCTTTGGACAGCTTTAAAGAGGTTGAAGAAAATATGTCTGTTGATGATTTCCTTGCAGCTTTGAATGCGGAAGATGAGTGAGGAGGATTTTACTCCACCTCCCCTGGAAACCTTAACGCTTCAAAAAGAGCTGCGAGAAGCTCAGGCAAAGATAGACGATCTCAAAGTCGTTATAGATACTGCCCAGGCGGCTTTAAGGCGCGCGGAAGCGACTCTCTCTGATGATGATCTTGCCCATGTAATCAACCGGTCTGCGAAATGGGTTTTAAGCTATTCGCTAAAATCGTAGACAAACTCGTCGTAGTATCTTCCAGTAAATTCGTGACGGCCGCAGTGGGCGATGTAGTCTTTTGTGTATGCATGGATCTTACCGCCTAAGCCTCTCCACAATTTACAGAAGCTAAAATCTTCACCTTGGTAAATTCCCGATTTTGGGTTAAACTTAAAATCAAAAAAGTTATAGAGGTTCATATACTCCACCATACCGTTGGGGGTGAATATGTTTTTCTTAATCCGAAGACTAGGTTTCTCCTGAATGATCTTTTCAAAGACATGACGACGAACCATCATGAACCCGGTTGTTCCGTGTTCCACCTCTAACCAAGCATCGTCGATAAGCTTAGCGCCTTTGGCGGCTTTAATGGTGTACTTATTACCCAATATTTTTGCGGTACTTTTTGGGTGGTTCGCAACAGCTTTCTTACTCTTATCCCAGAAGTGTTGTTTGACGGGGTAGGGAGCGAAGGCGACATCGTAGGGGCTGTTTAAAAGACTGAATGCAGTCTGGGCGTCAAAACGAATATCGGAGTCTATAAATAGAAAATTATCAAATCTTCTATCATTCAGAAAATTGGATACGCAAATATTACGCCCTTGAGTTAGAATGCTCGATGCAACGATGCTGTTGTGATTTAAAACCCCCCGCTGGTGGCACTGAGAGGCAAGCTCTAGAGTGCTTAAGTGGTATTGGTGGTCGACATCTCCGTTACAGACTGTCGCCACAAATAATGAATTTAAGTTATTGTTTCCGTTTGTATTTTCACCCATGTTCCGCCTCCTATATATAGTAGTAAGTCTTCCGTATCAGTAGCTAAGGCGGTAGTGCCAATCGGATCTGAAGATCTTGTTGTTATGTTGTTCTTAGTATCTATTATTCTAACGACACCTTTGTGTGTAGCTACATGATTCTTAACGCTAGTCCCTATAAAACTTAAAATGTTCATGAAAGAGGCACCCCCAATGTTTTTTCTACATCAGCTCGAAGGTATCTTATCACTCGGGTGTTGATACATTTTCGGGCCCACTCGTGCTGTTTCGCCCAACGCCGAACCGTTCCAGCAGAAACATCCATCTTTTCCCGGATTATTCTTGGAGAAATATAATCAGATTTAGTTCCGGTCATTAACGATTATTAACGCTCCTTATCGGTTTAATCTACCGGTTGCAATCGGTTGATGGGCGGGCGGAATGCCGTACTATTAAAGGCACACCGAAGCTTAGCTTCATCTTAACTCAAACCCAGTAATAATAATATGTCTAATATATTCCAGTCACTCGGTAGTGCAGTAAAAACTAAAATTGATAGCGCGGTAAGCGGTATTAATTCTGATATTGCTAGCGTTACCTCTAACTTAAACACAGAGATATCAAGAGCTCAAGCTGCTGAAGCTGCTAATTTAGCTTCTATTCAAAGCAACGACGTAGATATCGCATCAAACTCAACTGCAATCAGCACTGAAGAATCCCGTGCTCAAGCTGCTGAAAGCGTTCTTACTACAGACCTCGCGTCAGAAGTTTCTGATCGTGCGACTGCTGTCTCGAACGAAGCATCCGCAAGATCTTCTGCTGACTCAACTTTACAAGGTAATATCGACGCTGAAGCTACTGCGGCTCGTGCTGCTGAAGCTGCAAATGCTGCTGATATTGCTGCTGAAGCTACTAGAGCTGCTGCTGCTGAAGCTACTAATGCTTCTGACATCAGTGCTGAAGCTACCAGAGCTGCTGCTGCTGAAGCTGTTAATGCTGCTGATATCTCTGCTGAGGCTACTCGTGCGGCTGCTGCTGAAGCTGCCAACCTTGCTGCTATCCAGTCTAACGACAGCGACATCAGTGCTCTTAACACTCAAGCGGCTTCGCTTGCAGCTGACGGTAACTCCGCTTCCTTCAGTGGAAATGTTTCTGCTGCTGATATAACTGTTTCCGGTAACTTAACTGTTAGTGGAACGACTACAACAATCGACACTACTAATGTTGAAGTTAAAGACAGCATCATGAACATCTCTAAAGGTGCTTCTGGAGCTGCTAATGCTTCTAACGACGGTGGATTTGTTGTTGAGCGTGGATCCAGCGAAGACAATGTTGCTTTCGTATGGGACGAAGGAGCAGACCGCTTCCGTGCCGTATCGACTTCTGCTACCGCAGCTACCTCCGACATCGACGCTGCTGACAGCTCAATGAGCTATGTTGAAATGCAAGTTAGTGACCTCTACCTTGGAACCGATAACCTCGGATCTTTGTCTGATTTCACAACAGCATTAGCATAAGCCAATAGCTTGATAATGTCTTAACTAAAGGGGTCGGAGCTAGATCTCCGGCCCCTTTTTTTTACATGCGAATATTAGCACTAGTCTGTCTATTTTTTTTATCTTCTTGTACCAGTTGGAAAACAGTAGCACCCACGGCTCTGGGAGCAGTAGGTGCGGGAGTGGGTGCCTTGGGTGGTCCTGGTACAGCTTTTGCCGGAGGCGGGCTCGGAGCGGCCGCAGGGCAGATACTAAAGGGGGAGGAAAAAGTTAAACAGCAAGCAGAAGAATTAAAAGCTTTATCAGAGGGGGATGTTAAAAAACTCTTAGACATTAAGTTGCAAGAGGAGAGGGGTTGGTTCGAGAACCTAATTGAAGGCATCTACGATATACTAAAGCTGAGCGCTCTTGGGTTGGGTGTAATTTACATATTTCAATTTCTTTATCACAGGCATTTTGCCAAAAAAAACAATCAACATAAAAAACAATGAATGACGGATATAACGCTAGCCTTGCAATAGTTGGATCGGGGGGAACAGTTGTACTGACTGATCTCAACCCTTACCTCGCTTTCATGTGCGGTGTATTAACGCTTGTTCATGTGACTTGGTCGCTCTCAATAATGTGGCAAAAACGTAATAAAAAGCGTAAATGAGTATAGATGTTATCTACATAAATCTCTCATATCGAGAGGATCGTAAACAGAACATGGAGATGACCCTCCCTATATTAGGTTATCCCATTACTCGGTTTGAAGCCCACCGACCTACAAAAGATGAAATTTTAACCGGGAAGTACTCGCATTACTTTGTGCGAAGCATCAAACGGATAAGGAATTACCTCTACGATGAGGCGACTCTCAGTCGAGCCTACGGGATATTCGGGGTGTACGCCTCCCAATATGATATCCACCAGTCCAGGATTGGGAATCCTAACAATTATATAATTGTCGAAGATGATGCTGTAGTCTCACCGGAAACCGCGGAAAGGCTGGATTTTCTATCTCGCTCGGAGCATATACCCAGTGATTGGGATATGATTCGCAATATCTGGTCTGACGAGGGGGATCAGACTCTCGATCTACATAAGTTTATGCATTGCCACGAAGAATCAAAATTCGCGGATAAATTCAGCCACGGCCGATTTGGCGGAGCCCATTTCAGCCTTTGCAAAGGCTCAAGCGCTCAGAAAATAGTCAACTATCTTGATTCCGATTATTTCTATGCGATTGATTCGGCATATTCTACCAGCCGATTAAATGTCTACCACACTAACCTTGGTGTTAAAATTGGGGACTATGGGACTGATATCCCTAAAGATAGCCACACCCCCGAACCTAACGAGAACGGGCCAGTCTGCCACATCGCATGATTAACGACGAACATAAATTCATATACATCCACCCGCCAAAGACCGGCGGGACTAGTATAGAGAAGCTATTCATGTCGGATGCGGATGTAACCGATGTCCCTCAAAAGCATAAATACTCGGACTTCTATAATCAGGGGCGGTATAGTGAATACTATTTTTTTGGAACCGTCCGAAACCCGTGGGATCGAATGGTATCGTACTATCACTGGAGACTGAAGAAAAAACTCCCAATGTTTGGGGTTGAAAACTTCGCTGACTGGTTAATTTTCATCACCGATCCGCAGACCTTCAGCCTATATAATGAGGCTAATTGGCATTTTACAACAGCCATAGACCGTCAGGCCAAAATGCTTACCTATGTAGGTAACATAATAAAATTCGAAAATTTCCAGGAAGGTTTTGATAAAGTTTGCGACGATATCGGGATACCTCGAATGGAGCTTCCTCATGTCAATGCATCCGATCGTGGTTCTTACAGAGACTACTATAATGATCATACGAAAGGCATAGTAGCTGATTACTATGACCAAGATATAGATTGCTATGACTACAAATTCTAAAAAGAAGGAAGATAAGCCTAAAAAGATGTGCGGCGATAAGTGTATCGCTCCCACAGTGTGCAAAGAGATTTTTCAGGGACAATGTGCTCTTGAAATGATGCAGAACGAGAAGAGCGAATCTCCGTCGAAAAAACCCGGCAATGTGACCGGTAAAAATAAGTATTAAGTTGTTTTACAACCGGTTACTACCGGCTATCCGATTCGCTATAAATCGGATATGGAAACATCTATCGCGGAGGTTGAATCCCCGCAAGAAACGACAGAAGAAACGAGCATTGAGAACGCCTCAACCGAGGATCTTATCAATGCTTTAGGTATAACGCCAGAGACCGCAGAGCCTGCGACTGAAGAACCACAGCCTGAGGCGACAAGCCCAGAGCCAGAGGTCGAAAGTCAGGAGCCGGAGGAATCAGAATCCGAAGAGGAAAAGCTCGCCAAAAGACGAATTCGTCCAAGGAATGAGTTAGATCAGCAAGTCATCGATCTGTATAGATCTGAGGGCTTTAGTGGATCCTTCGCTGATGCCTCCCGTGTAATCTACGGTCAGGATGTACAACCATCTTTTCAACCAACTTATCAGCCCCAGGAGCAAGTCGAGGCGTCCGAGCCCGATCCAATTCAAGGCATAGATAAACAAGCAGAAGACATACGGTCTACTATCATAGAGCTTGAAGGTAAAGTAGAGAAAGCAGCCGAGGAACTTGAAACCACAGAAGCGTTAAAACTTCAGCGGGACATAATGAAAAAGGAACTCGAATTGCAGAATCTAACCAGCCGTAAAGAGCGAATGGAAGAGGCGCAAAGTCAGCAAGTTTATCAGACCCATCGTTCTAAAGCGATGGAGAGTAGAGACAGAGTTTATGAAAGATTCCCCGCATTGCAGGATAAGGCTTCGGTCTATCGTAAGCAGTTCGATGATTATGTTTCACAAGCTCAGTCCGACCCCGACTACGCCGCAGTTTTTGATTCGCCAAAATGGCCAGAATTACTCGCCAACGAATTCGCATCAGTATCGCCAGCACCAGCCGTTGCGCAACAGCCTCAGGCCGTTGCCCCTCAGCCGCAGGCACCACAGATGGGAACTCAGGCGAAGGTCTTGACGACAGGAACTACGGCACAACCTGTAAGCGCTCCTATGACCGCAGATGGTTTGCTTCAACAGCTCCCGAATATAGGCAAGGAAGATATTTATGCCATGCTTGGAGCTCCTGGAGGAGTACAGCCACTGAGGTAATAGGAGCAATAATCCTAATCTCAAATAATTAAATAAAATGGCTATTAAAAATATACCAGCTAATCCAAATCCAATTACCGCAGCACAAGTTGCCGGTAATGTGGATCTCGTAAACAACACTACTTCCTACCAAGATCTCTTGGCTGGTCCTAACTCTGACTTGCGTTCACGCCTTTGGTCTGAGCTCGTATCTCGCGACGCTCGGGAAAAAAACGTATTCGCGAAGTTCATGGGCGGGGAAGGAAGCGGCAAACCAATTACCGAAAAACGCGATCTCAGCGCAGGCGGAAGCGATAAGGTAACTTTCACAACTGTTGCTCCTATCCGTGGGCAGGGAGTTCGTGGGGAAGAAATCCTCAAGAATTCAACTGATACCTTGGACTTCGGAACATTCAGCATCGAAGTTGACCTTGTTCGTCATGCAGTTTCCTGGACACAAGTCTTGAAGCTCATGAGATTCACCGGTAAGACAATTGACCAGCTTTCAGCTGAAGTTATGTCCGAGTGGATGAGCCGCACTGAACAGGATCAAATCCAGTTCGCATTGCGTCAAATCTGCATCAAAAAAGGTGCTGCTAACACAATCAGTGGTTACGGAACAGGTGCTAACGGAGCTCTTAAATATGTTGACGGTCTTTCAACCGACATCATCCAAGAAGCAAAACAAGCACTTATTGCTAACGGCGCTGAGCCTATGAGCACTGGTGGAGACATCAACCAAGAAATTCCTGGTTACTTGTTCTTCGCTCCCGATGCTTGCTTACGCCCGCTTCGTTCTGACCCCGATTACTTAGAAGCTATTACTCAAGCAGACGCTAGAAGTGATAACAATAAGTTGTACAGCGGTTCATATGCTAAATGGGACAACAACATAATTGCGAACCATAATGTTCTTATCGACACAGCTCGTGGACGCCAAGGTTCTCCATTACTTCCTACTTACTATGAGTATAACTCACTCGACTTAGCGGCTGACCCATTGGGCGCTAATGACGGAGACTACGCGGCTAACTTCCGTGGTTCTTTCATCCGCCTTCCAGGTGGTGGAGGTGATGTTCTCGGTAACAACGACAACGGAACTTTCTACATCTTAGGTGTGGATACCGCCGGTGATGTTGCATTGTACACCTACACTCAAAATGATGTAGCTGCTGATTTCTCAACGATTGCGTTGACTCGTGATGCTAACGAAGCTGCTAAGATTACTGCTGGAACCAAAGCTGACGATGTATTCGCTCAAGGTTCCTTGTTTGTTCAAGCGAATGAGCTCGGTACTCCTATCGGATATGCATTAGCGATGGGTAAGGACGCGATGTATTACGCAAAAGGAAAAATCTACGGTGAGCAAATCTTCCATTACGACGATTTCGCGAACAGTGGTAACGAAGCACACTTGTCTGCTGTTGGTGTTCAATCCGTTTACGGAATGGGCGCACGCAAGGACACTCGTGGTAGAGTTCCCGCGGTTCAACTCATCGAGGTTGTCCGTCAGGTTCCAGGTCTTTCATTGACCCAAGCCTAATGGTTCGGAATTTTCCCACCCATTAACCCTCCGGCCTCTCCTCTGCTTAGCGGGGGAGAGGCCTTTTTTATACTATGAAGATAATAATACTCGGAAAAAATAATCAAATGGGGTACACCCCAAATATTCGCATTAAAGGAATGTCTCAGTTAAGATACAATTTTATCTGGGATAAGGAGATTAGGCATTTTGCTTATGAGCCGAAAGACCAAAAAGAAGTGGACGATATCTTTCGGACGCAGGGTAGGCTATATAAGTCGATGTATTTCTCCGTGTATTTAGACGAAAAGGTTGAGGAGCCTGCTCCAAAGCCTGCGGCTAAGTCAAAAAAGAAGACTAAAAGTCAACCGGTAGCTGAACCGCTTCTTAGCGAATAATATGGCTCTATGGCCGCGATTACATACTTATCCCTTAAGGATCAGCTTTCGAGTATGCTAGGTGCTGATTCTGTTGCTGATCTACCTCCAATTGATCAGGACAGAATCGGAATCTATATCAATCAAGCGTATCGGGAGTGCTACACCCCGATAGATGGGAAAAGACCCATGTGGGCTCAAAAAGGGTATTCGCTATCTTTTGTCGCAGATCAGGCGGGAGCGGATATGTCATCCGAAATCACTTCTGTTGATAAAATTCCTGAGCTAGTGGGCGAAGGGCCTCTGTCCCCAATGACTGGGCCGGAAGCTGAGATAAGAGCCCGATCAATTTTCTCATGGGATTTTATGTCTCCAGCCGGCCGAGGATTGAATTTTCCTCACTATAAAGAAGGTGAGCCCGAGAAAGGGAGACCTATTTGGTATTATGTAGACAACCGAGATATGGGGGCCGATTCAAAAGTAATACCTAGACTGTATTTGTACCCAGTACCAGACAAAGAGTATACCGTGGAACTCTACGCCAATATCGTACCACCAGAATTATCGCAAGATACGGACGAGCCAAGGATTCCTTCGGACCTGGTCTGGGACATTTTATATCCCATTGCCCAAGGTAAACTTCTGGCGGATCCCCGATATAACGGAGATAATAAAGAATTTATCGCTCGTATGGCGGATGAAGCGAGAAAGCGTCTCCGGCAAATGGTTACTCCTCAAAAACACAAAGGGTCGCTAAGATTAGGTAAACGACCAGGTTGGTAATGACAGCTAGAGATCTTACCGTCCGCCTCCTTGGACGCCCCAAGGTAACTAAGGATTCTCAGGCTGGTTTTAATACCTTGGTTAGAAGGTATGTGGCCCAAGGCCCGAGGGCGAGTAAGGCTGGTATTGAGGATCCTAACAACCCACTATTTTTAGATGTCGGGTCTGCGGATGAAGAGTTTACTGAGTATAAATTGGTAAACCAAGCTATTGAACCAAGTAATAGTGTCGATAAGGCTTATTTGACGAGAACCTATGTGGATCTGCGGGAGCGTTGGGTCAGTGAATCTGTAACTCAAACACCTGATCTATTTAAATTAAATCGTAAATTTGTAGTCCTCCGCGGACAGGATGATGTTCACGGTTACAGCGCTGCGGCCTGGGCTAAGCACCCGAGCAATGCTGCTTCCAAAAACCCGAGCGAGGATGCGTGGGATTATGCACCTGTCCCTGTTTCACTTGGGCAACCGGCTCCGCGAAACATGTCTTTTAGTAGTGCTGCGGATGACGGCTTGGAAACTACACCTTTTGTATCTATAGCGGGAAACGCTCAACCTTTTGCAACCTACATGCAAGGTGTTTCAGTTGCGGAAACTGGTTTAGGGGATTGGCTCCCTGGGAAGGCGTCTGTTCAGATGTCGGCTCCTGGAATCGATGTTTGGGATGTTGAGTGGATAACTCACGGCGAACCTTACTGGACTTTTGGGACGACTAGCCAAAGAGGTGGTGGAAAATCTCAATCTATGACGATCGTAGATTTTGACTATCTCGGTTTAAAACTTTCTACGGTTGGCGGCTCGGGCGGTTCAAGTTCTGTTTCGGCGGCTAAAGCGAAAACCTATACTTTTTTTGTAGTTGCACCTGAAATGCCGGAGTCTGTCGCGAAAGTTGCGGGTGGATCAGGAACTGCGGGTGGAGGCGGAGGCCCATCTGTAAATCTCGATTTCCATATCCAAGGCTATGAAGGCCGAGGTTGGACATTTAAGCAGTTCATAAAGAATGCGGTTTGGACCATGAACACATCCGAGATGCTGAATTTCCCAACCTATGGTGGCGGGTCTGTGGCTGTTGGTGAGAAAGACCCGTACATTTTGAAGTTTAATAAAGGGCCTTTTGAAGCTGGAGTTGGGTATGTCGGAGGTGGGCAGTTTGCAAATGTGGACGGTTCTAATCTTCCGATGTTTCAAGGAGCGATCATCTCTAATATAGGTGGGCAGATAACTTGGACGGGAACTCAGGTAACTGCGTATTCAAGTGGGGGTTCAAACACCTATGTTTCAAATATCGTGTCCACAAAGATAAATCCGATTCACAGCTACGGATCCAACAAAATATGGAAGGTTCAGATTACTTATGTGGGATGAGGATGAAACAAAGAACCGACTTAAAGAGCTGGAGGCTAAGCTAGACGAGCTTCAGAAACATATTGAGGAAACCGAAGCGTCGCTCGAAGACCTAGAAGACGGTATTGAGGGTGAGAAGGCCAATATGTTTACGGTGAATCAGGACACCCCGCCGTTTCAGGTTCACTGGATAAAGCCGGAAGAAACTACATCTTTCAGCTCGTGTTCGAGTATCAACTCCGTAGAGGATGCGCAAAAAGCTTTTAAGGAAGCAGCGGTACATCGAGATAGCTCGGTTAAAAGGGTGCTCCATGGAGATGTCCTGTTTCTTCTTTGTAACAAAGCCCCCGAACCTGAACCGGATCCAAACGATCCTGACAACATTCCTGAAAAAGGGGTCTGCTACTATATCGGTATGTGCGTCAAGGTATCTACCCTTCAGATGAAAAAAGACCCGAACTCGGACTATGACGAGCTCACGGAAACGATTTTAACAGATACTGGTGAACCCAATCGTGAATTCTTTGCCTGGGATTCTTGCGGAGGATCCTCTACTGGTCCAGAGTGCGATCGAGAGGAACAATATGTAACTGTTGTCACGGCATCCAAGGTCGTGGTCGAAACTTCCGGGATGGCACCTGAAAAAACCCACACTATTAGAGGCTACGAAAAAACTAAAGAGCTACAATTTGATGAATGTGGAACCTTGGTTTCCGTTGGTGATGAAACCGATTGGACTGAGACCGGAGAGGAGCATGAAATTAAAGAATGCTGCGACGATCCTCCCCCTAACTGTAATCCCGCATCTAATGTATCTTCTGTTACGGTCACTTTTACCTCAGACCCCGCAAATACCATGTCGCAATTTCAAGGTATCGCCGAGACTGAAACTCTAACTAAGAGTGGCTGTACATACGGCAGCGGGGCCATGAGCATAATCGGAAACCCTAATACGGGGCTTTGGACTGCTAGTGGAAGTGGAGGCACTGGAGGTTGGAGCATAAGTGGAGGCACGGCGGGGGCCACTCCAAATAGTATTGGCGATGTAACCGTTAATGCGGGTGTCGCGGGTCAATTTATAAAGGTAAGTTTTTCATGAGCGATAAAGAGAAAGAGAAATCAAAAGGTCTTGGCGATACCGTCAAGAAAATCACAAACGCAATGGGGATCAAGCAGTGCGAGCCGTGTAAGCGCCGCCAGCAAAAACTCAACCGATTGTTCCCGTACGCGGATAAGGATAAAAATAAAGGGTGAGGTTTTTCCGGATACCGGCCTTTACTGGCATTGAAACGCACCGCGATGACGCCGATCGGGGATCCCTTAGGATTGTCGAAGGTTGCGTTCCTCACGGACCGGGAGGACTGCGTTCCGGCCCAGTCTGGAAAAAGGTTGGTGATGTTGATCTATTTTCGGATTCTGATCAGAACCACATGCACGCAAGTGATGACGGGAAGGGAAACTCAGTAGTATATGTCTCTCGAACCGACGAAGTTCATGACATCGCTGTTTTCTCAACCGAGCACACTGAAATTGTAAGCCTCGGAGCTTCATACAATGTCGCTGCACCCACGCCATACCGCTCAAGTGATGCGGTAATCACCCCCATCGGTAATAGACTTTATGCCATGGGTGATGGAACCGCAGAGGCTGCGTATGTTGGAAAAGGCCCACCGACCGCGACCGCATCAATATTCCCCGATGAAGTCTTATATGATTTAGAGTGGTCTAGATTTCCAAGCTGTAAATTTTATACCCAAGGCCCAAAGAAAACTATTTTTGCTGCCGGGAATCCTGATAAGCCATTAACGGTTTACATCTCCGAGCCTGCGGGTTTGACATCGCCATATCGAGATAATCCATATTCGACTGAGGAGACGACCCACCACCCTGGAGCACTCAGCACGGTTGATATACTATCATCAAATGCTTCCAAAATTACTGCTCTTTCGACCCGCGGGGATCAGGTCGTAGTCCATACCGATAAAGGTTGCCATCTTTTATACTCACCCAAAGCAGATCAGGCTGAGACTGGATACCGTGTGGAACAGGTACCAGCCACGAATTTTTCCGGTGCTGTCAATGCTCAGGTTGTAGCAGGGGAGAGCGGAAGCCAACATTTCTGGATGGGGCACGATGGTCAAATTTATAAGGATGAGGCCGCGAGTC